TAAAAATAATAACTTACTTCATCGCTTATATGAGAAGCCAAATATACAGGAAAATAGGCAAAGAAGTAGACCAAGAACAACTCGAACATATGGTCTTACAATGAGTAGTAAAAGCATGAAAAATCAGGCAGAAGTATATATTCGTGATTGGCTTCTAGAGGAATATGCAAAGTCTGCCGAAGGAAAGAGAACACTTGTACTTAATAAAATTCTGGATCCTGCACTATTAAAAGAGCTTGCAAATTACAATGAGGATGGTAACTTTGACCGTGTTTCTGCCCTAATGGTTGGTATGTATTATCTTAGACAGTTACAGAACCAAAAGGTCAGAAAGCAAGATCCAGTTGAAGAACACAGCGACTTCTTTAATCGAGAACTATTTCCAAAATAGTCTGTGAGCGTACTTAAAAACACATCAACGGATATTCCAAGGCAACGTCTGCCAAGAGAAGAAAAGGATTTTGAGTGGCAGAAGAAAAATATTGATGCTTTCTATGATATTTCCTATTTTTCCCAGATTCCCAGAGGAGGTACATCCTATGACCTTGTAGAAAAGGCATATGATCTATATAATGGTGTAATTGATGAGGATGATTACACTCATGTACTGAAGCCCTATGGGAAAAAGAGGCAGAACTTTCCCGCTGAACTACACAATTATCCAATTCTTAGGCCTATCGTTGATCTCCTATTGGGAGAGAAAAGAAAGCGGCCTATGAATTATTCGGTGGTTGTGGAAAATGATGATATTGTCTCTCGAAAGTCTGAGGAGAAGAGAAAAGAGGTAATGAGAGCAATTAAGCAGAGATTTCAAGATGAGCTTAGAAAAAGAGATGTTCTACCAGGAGAATCAAGACAGAATCAACCGGAAAGAAAGGATCCACCAAGACCAAAAGAAGTTGCAGAGGAGTTTGAAGAAAACTATAGAGATGAAAGAGCTATTCAGGGACAGAAGGCTTTAAATATTATCCAGCAAGAGAATGAGGTAGAGCGTAAATTTCTTGAAGGCTGGAAAGATTGGCTAATTGCTGGTAAAGTTGGTTCTCTGAGAGATATCATTGGTGGAGAACTTAAGTATGAGATTCTTAATCCCCTTCATCTAGACTATGATAAGAGTCCAGAAGTAGAGTTTATTGAGGATGGTGATTGGGCTGTTATCCGAAAGTACGCACAGCCAAGTGAGGTTGTAGATGAATATTATGATGTTCTCACACCCGAACAAATTGACCAGATAGAGAATCCTGAGCTTGATAGAAGTGGTGATTACTTGATCTATGATGATCTATATAATGATGAACATGAGGATGAGCATACAACCAGGCTTGTAGAAGTTGTTCAATGCTACTGGAAAAGTAGAAAGAAGATTGGAATTGTAGAATATATTGATCAATTTGGTCAGATTCAAAAGAAACAAGTTGAAGAGGACTATAAACTACAGCAAAATGATCTTACAGTAGAGTGGCATTGGATTAATGAGGTCTGGAAAGGAACTAGAATTGATGAAGATATTTATGTAGATATTCAACCACATCCTGTTCAAAGACGGGATATGGATAATCCAAGTAAATGTAAGCTTCCAATTAACGGAAGAAAGTATTCCGATAGAAACTCACCAAATGTGAGTCTAATGATACTTGGATATCCCTATCAGTTAATGTACAACATCTTTAAATACCGTCTGTAGAATGAAATTGCCAAGTCAAAGGGTGTTATTGCTCAACTTGATGTAAATATGATTCCTGATGGTTGGGATATGGATAAATACATGTATTATATTGATGCTACTGGAATTGCTTGGCAGGACTTTCAGAAGGAAGGTATTCAACCAAATCCACACCAACAACAGGTGATGGATCTTACAATGGAAACTGCAACTCAGTATATTCAGCTTCTTGAATACACAAAGAAGGAAGTATATGATCTAATTGGTATTAATCCACAGAGGCAAGGGAAGACTGGTCAATATGAAAAGGTTGAGAACGTAGAAAATGCTATTCAGCAGTCAACTTCAATGACCGAAGACATGTTTGCTAAATTTGCTGAATTTGAAGAGAGAGAATTACAGGGACTTCTTGATTACAGCAAGTGGGCATGGGTGAATGGAAAAAGTTCTAACTTCAAAATGTCTGATAAGTAACAAGAAATTGTAGATATTGATGGATATGAACACGCTGAATCAAATTATGGAGTATATGTCTCAGATGCTAGACAAGATGTAATTAATCTGCGTAAGGTCAAAGAACTTGGTCAGGCTATGCTTCAGAATGATGCTGCTACACCTGCTGATATAGCAGAGATCCTTGATTCTCAGTCTATGAGTTCTGTAAAAGAAAAGCTTAGAGATGCTGAGGAGCGTAGAAATAAGCTTATTCAGGCAAGACAACGTGCTGAGAAAGCACAGCAGGAGGCTAAAAGAAATCTTGAGCAGCAGAAAATTGAGTCTGAAATTCTACAGACTCGTCTTGATAATCAGGCTGATCTTGAGGAGGCGAAGATTAAGCAAGGTACTGAGATTGAAAAAATGCTTGAAGAAAAGGAAATTACTAGAGAAGAGCTTGAACAAGAAAAGAGAGAAATGGAATCTGATGAGAAGATTGCTAAGATGCAGCAGAAAAAAGAGGCTGGAACTAGAGAAGAATAGTTATATATTATAAATGGTATTTTTCTCGGAACAAGTATTGAGGAAATTACATAAACTAAACCAAGAATAAAACAAAATCCGATATAATATGCCTTTTGATATTGATGAAGTTACTTTTGATGAGCTTGAGGACGAAGAAGAAACCGAAGATCTTGATCAACAAGATCAACTAGAGGAAGATAATGTAGAGTTGGATGAAGAAAATGCGGAAACTATTGATGATATTGATGAGGAAACTCTACAGGATTCGTTTTCAAGCAGTGAATCTGAATCAACAGATGAGGAAGATAAGCAAAATGAGGATGTAGAAGATCAGGAAACCGAAGAGCAAGAAGAAGATGAGGAAGTTGAAGAAGAGGAAAGTGTTAGAATTGTAGATGAAATTGCCTCCCAATTTGGACTTGATCCAGAAGAGGATCTTGATGGAGAGCTTGATGATACCTTTGAGGATGTTACAAAGGTTACTCGAAAGGGAGCAGAAAAGATGGCACAGAAGGAAATTGATACTTTCTTTGAACAATATCCTGATGTTGCTGAATATACACGATATAGAGTAAATGGTGGAGATCCTGATACTTTTCGAGAAGAGGTACTAAATGCTCCTTCATATGATGATCTTGAACTTGAAGGAAATGAGCAAACTCAAGAAAGAGTTGTTCGTGAGAAGCTTCAAGAAGTAGATGGATTCTCTGATGAGAAAGTTGATCAGAAAATTGAGAACTAGAAAAGCGGTGGAATCCTCAAGAGTGAGGCTGAAGATGCTCGTGACATTATGTCTAATAAACAAGAGCAGAAACGAGAACAGCTAATTGAGGAGCAAGAGAAGAAAGCAGAACAACGAAGACAAGAACAGCTTGAAGAGCAGAAAAGATACAAAGAGACTATTCGAGAATCAGATAGTCTAGGGGATCTACAACTCCCTGAAAACAAAAAGGATGATTTTGAGGAATATCTATTTGAGCCTGTTGATGAGGATGGACTTACACAGGCTGAGAGGGACTATCAGAATATGAGCAGAGATGAAGCACTTGCTCTTTATTACGTTATGTTTGAAGGTGGTCCTGATAATTTAGGAAGTTTGGTGGATAATAAGGCATCTACCAAGAAGGCTGAACAAATTAGCAATAAGCTAAGTAAATCTTCTAGTAGGAGTGTAAAGGATAGATCCGAAAAGAGTGGTAGAAGCGGTAGAAATGAAAGTCCAAATCTTGAAGGCTTCAACCTTGATCAGCAAATTGGGTAATACGGGTAATTTTAATTTTAATCAATAACAACAATTAACTATGAGAGTATCAAAGCAGCGTTATAATGATTCACAGATGACAGACCAGAATAGTCTGGCTAGTGCTCTGCTTCAAAATCCTGAGAAGCTTTCTAGAACGATGGTTTTTCTAGGTGGTCGAGAGGATAAGCGTTTTCCTCTTACCATGCTTACTGAGGGTGTGGGTAATACACGAAGCATTGATAAGTATGAGTATGAGTACAATGTAATGGACCGGATTGATCGTACACGTCCAGTAGCAGAGACTCCTGCAAACACATCTAATGTTGGTCAGGGTAATACCCGATTCCAGCTTAAATTCCCAGATAAGTGGTTTATTAAGGACTATGTTCTTATTAGCCCTTCTGGTGTTAGGTGTCGAGTTCAGGAAGAACCTCGTCCTGTAGGTAGTAATTATGAGTACACTCTTCAGATTGCTAACAGTGATCCCAATGAAGTGGTGCCTTCTGAAGACCTTCAGGCAGGTGCTCAGTGGGGGCAGCTTTTTGCTCCTGTTGGTACTGATCACTCCAGAGGAAATGCCCATAACTTCTCTACACCTTCCAAGATCCGTCATAAGATCACGAAGGTACGGAAGAGTTATCAGATGGGTGGATCCGTCAAGGACTATGTGATGGATATTGAACTCCCAACTTCGAGTGGGACTACAAACCTTTGGATGCCTTTTGAGGAGTGGCAGTTTATGCTGAAGTGGCGAGAAGAAATGGAGATGCTTTACTGGTACGGTGAGCAGTCTTACGATGAGAATGGTAATACTGTAATCCGTGACGAGAATGATCAGCCAGTAAACATCGGTCCTGGTCTCTTTCAGCAGGTTGTGAATAAGGACACTTATTCACGGCTAACTGAAGATAAGCTTCGAGATGTTATTGGTGATCTCTTCTATGGGATGACTGATGGACAGGATCGACAGGTTACGCTCTACACGGGTACTGGTGGTATGCGTGAGTTTGACCGTGCGATGAAGGATTACGTTGGAAGTACCAACTTCCAGATCCTTGATCAGAATAAGTTCATTACAGGAGATGGTAGAAATCTTACCCTTACGGGGTACTTCACTACCTATGAGCACGTTGATGGTCACACTGTCAATGTTGTAAATGTCCCTCTCCTTGATCACGGTCCTGTTTCTAATACGCGACCTAAGCACCCTGATACGGGATACAGTCTTGAGTCCTATCGTATGTGCTTTGTTGACCAGAGCAACTACGAAGGCGAACCCAACCTTCAGATGATTAATAAGCAGGGTGAAGAGATGAAGAAGTGGGCTGTTGCTGGTTCTACTGTGCCAAACGGATTCTCCGAATCTAATGGCCTAAGAGCCACTGATATTGATGGTGCTTCCGTACACTATCTCAAGACAAGTGGAATCCTGCTTCGCAGGTTTGATACTTCTCTTGATCTTCAGTGCATTGCTTCTTAAGGAGTATTGGAACAGTTAAGAGAATGCCCGGTGTGGTACTCCCACATCGGGTTATTCTCTGTTTTTTAACCAACTGATAAAATAGACAAAATATCAATTATGGATACTAGACACAAACGAGTTTGGCTTCATAGAGTGGAGCCTAAAAATGATCTTCCAGAGGATGTTCGGAAGAATGCAAAGCGAGTACTTGGAAGTGTTTTTAAGAATCGTAAACCACTAAAGGGATTGAGTAGAGATGAGGAGAAGGAAATTCTTCCTCGTATTATTGATGCAGACCCCGAAGATAAAACTAGATTTAGTGAGAAGGCTTCTAAGTATTGGAAAGAACTTAGTATTGATGTGCCTTCTGGTGGAAAGTCGCTAAATATCTCCACAAATGAAGATGGAGATCCAGTTTACCCAGAAGAATATGTAATGTATAGATTTGCACAGGCACATCCACAGGTTGCTGAAAGTCACAAGGTTGCTCAGAGAAATAGAAATAAGCTTTTTTGGATTCTTGATCCCGAAGAGGAGAAGAAGGAAACCAGAAGAGAAGTTGATAAGAAGATGGATGCTTATAGAGAATTCATTAAGGTAAAAGATAGTGAAGATAAGGTTGATCTAATGATGAGAGTCTTTGCTAATGAGCGACCGGAGCAAATTGCTGATTTTGATGAAAAGATAAATACACTACATAATGAACTTGAACAACGCCCAGAAGAGTTTATCGAACTTGCTACAGATGATGATCTTGAAAAGCAAGATTTTGTACTACAGTGTATCGAGCATGGTGTACTCCGCAAAGTCGGCAATCAAATCATGTACATGGATGAAGTGATTGGTGAAGGAATTGATGAAGTAGTTGCTTATCTCAAGAATAAGAGAAATTCCAGTACACTCTCCTCACTTAAGGCTGAACTAAAAGAAGCTAAGTAGTAATGAATATAGAGGAAATGCACGCCTCTGTCTTACTGAAGATTGATAAGGTTGGTAGTTATTCAACTGCCAATCTTATTCCTGGTGAAATTACTGACTTTTTGAATGATGCACAACGTGATTTCATCAATCAGAATAGACGTTTTTTAAGAGAGTATAATGATGAAAGAAGAGGTGTTGAAGCACATGAGGCTCTTAGAACTATTACAGAAGAAGAGGTAGTTACAAGTGTTAATGATGTAACTGATCTGAAAAGAGGGTTTAAATATAATCTAACATCACTACCAAATACTTATGATTACTTTATTTCTGCAAGAGCATATTATTCAACACCTGATCACTGGAAGACAACAAGAATTGTAAACAGAGCATTTATTAATGATAGATCTACTACACTCTATCATGAACGTCCAGTCTATTCTGAGACTCCAGTACATATAGATAATAGTGAGCTTATTGGACTCTATGATGTAGAGGATGCTGAAAAACCAAGTAAGCTTGCTATTAGTTATGTAAGAGAACCACAGGATATGTTCTTAGATCCTAATGATTCAAACAATAATGTAGATTCTGAGTTACCCGAAGATTTTCATAGGGATATAGTAGACATTGCAACTAGAAAGATTATTGGTTCTCTTGCTGGTCAACAAGGACAAAATCAAGAAAATTAATAAGCTTGAAACAAACAAGATTTCCTATACTTAAACTAGTAGTATTTTGTCCACAATTTATTATTTCAATCTTTTGTGGGCCCTCACTATAATAAAAATAAGAAAGCTTATTTAAGCTATGAAGTTTAGTAGAATTTTTGTTCAAAATACAGGTACTG